TTCTCGCATGGCACATGCATATTCTGATTCTCCCAACTCACGACGCCCTTTGGGAAACCCCCATTCAGGCGTATCCCACGGAGAACCAGATTCATCGATGAGTTCTGCTAAACTGGGGCGTAAGGCCTCCAACTTTTGCCTCGCCTGCTCTTTTTCATTCTTATATGCGTGGGTCCCCTCTTTAGGAGGACCCCATAGTTCTTCCCAGAGTTCATCGAACGGTTTCGTTAGAAGTTTTTCCCGTTCTTCCCCGGTCATACCTGCCAAATGCTGTTTAATATAGTCTTTTTCTAAAATACGGTATTTCCCACGCATGATTTCAACGAACCCTATACTATCCCGCCGCTGAATCATAAGATATTCGATATTGGATTTAACAGCTTCGAGGCCAGTAGTTGCACCTTGAAGTAATGCTTCTGTCTGATTCCACGAGGTGTTCACGCGAAATACTATTACACCATAACTGGTTATAGGTTGTGGACACTGCTTTGACTGATGCCCATGCGCAGAACAGTTAGTACATATGATTGTTGTTGGTGAAAATATTTTATATTGTTTCATAGCCCTAACCCTACTTATGAGGGATTAGAAGTGCGCGTTTAGGCGCACTTCTAACATTGACTAGTATAATCAGAAAGATGCGTTTCCCTCCATCTGTATGGGGGCCAATGTTCTGGCATACAATACACGTAGCTGCCCTCTCTTATCCCAGCAACCCGACATACGCGCAAAAGAAGGCTGCGAAGGAGTTCTACGAGAGTATGACCGAGCTTGTTCCGTGCCCCGTATGTCGAGAACACTATAAAGTTCATCTACAAAAGTTACCCTTAACGCCGCATCTGGATCGACGTGAAGACCTATTTCGCTGGACGGTGGAACTTCACAATGAAGTAAATGTGATGTTGGGAAAGCCTAAGGTCACAGAGATGGAGTCGATTAACTTCTACCGGCGGATTGGGGCTCGCGATCGTAGCCCCTTCATTACGGAAGTTGATCTCGAGGAGATAGATGCGCGTTCTATGTTGAAGGGGGCTATCATCGGCGCCACAGTTGTAGCTGTGGCAGGGGGGCTCCTTTGGTGGACTACAAGAGGTGAGAAGGCATAGATTTTATACTGCTGTAATAGGATGCTAGCCTTTACAGGTGGTAAAAGGGGCGTTAGTCGCAAGGCTAGACACCCAACGGACGGAGAAAAACCGAAATACAAGCCCGAGATATATGAGGGTTTACAGATTGCGCCTGGACCGGCGAAACCTGCGAAGTTGAAAGTGCGCATGATTGTGCTGGATCCGAAAATGACAAACGATCAAGTTAAGGCACGTGAGGGGACATATTTTACGGATAAGGAGGTAGACGAGATTCTGGACGAGGACGCGGATGTGTATGGCAAAGACCCTGAGACGGGCGCGAAAAAGTTGCTCGCTCGCTTCCGTAAACACGTTCTGCCGAATGATCTTGTAAAAACGGGCTGGGAGGCATATTATCAGACCGCGGCGGCTTCGCGCAATCGCGGGGCGGCGGCGGGTCCTATCCAGGCCGATTCCAACTATTGGAAAAAGCGCAAGCCGGTGGAGATCAATAAGTGGTCAGCGCGCTATGAGCAGGACGGGAAGCTGTCAAAGATGCGTGTGAATAATAACGTCTTCAGCTCGGTCCTCGGCTATTTTGAACAAACACCCTTCATGGGCCTCCCGTGTCGTCTGACATCCTATACGCAGAAGTATTTCCATCAGTATAAACACGGAATCCCTTTCATTCAGGCCATCGACGCCACATTCAAACGCCTGATTCCGGATAAGCATGCGAAACAGCTGGCTGCGACAAAGCAGCAGCCCACCTATCAAGTTGCCGACACGGCATTTTCCTCCATAACAATCAATCGCAACTTCCGCACGGCGCTACACATGGATGACGGCGATTTCCGCGAAGGGTTCGGTAATCTCTCTGTTATTGAACGTGGTCAGTATTCTGGGGGGGCGACCATTTTCCCTCGCTACGGCATCGGCTTCAATGTTCGTACGGGTGACTTCCTCGCGATGGACGTTCATGAGTGGCACTGTAATACGGAGATGTATGAGTCCGACGCAGACAAGAAAATCAACAAGGCCCTACCGAAGATTCACCACGATTCCGTAGAGACGGGGACGATGGGCGGAGAGAAGCCTTTTACGCGCATTTCGTTCGTGTGTTATCTCCGAGAAAAACTGCGGGGATGCAAGCCGAAGGAGACAAAGGCCTATTACAACCGCATCAAGTTTGATGAAGAGCACGGTGATATGAAGAAAAAGGCGACGACGCGCAAGGCTAAAATTTGATAACGATTGGTTTATGGGTCATAAACTACATCGTCGCCATGACCACTCCTATTGAGCTCAATAAGACATACACGTTCGCCATCGAAAACTTCTCATTTGATGTGCTCACGCGAGAAGAGCTAATAAAGAGATACAAGGATGGGAGGCCGTTTTCCCATTTTATCGAGCCCTGGCTAACTACAAAGTTTCCGCTAAAACATATTGAGGGTTGTAAAAGTTATGATCATGTAGACAATGACCAGCTCAAATATGATGAAAAAACATTTACGGCGCTGGGTTGTAAGTTGCCACCTTCTGGTATGATCGGTGGAAGCAGACGTATTGATACCGATGTCTTTCACGGGAAGGCCAAAGAACTTATATACATTATTGTCAGCAATGTTAACTTTCCAGAGATAAAGGTCCGATTTGCCAAAGGCACGGAGCTTATTACGAGGTATCCGAAGGGAACTATTCCTTTTGGACATCACGATTCGTTCTTCGCCTAAGGTAGCAATATGGCAGAGCCGTATCCAGGATTCTCTACAGGTGCCCCGCCTCCTCCAGGGTGGAGTCCGGGTCAAGCACTACCAGCAGCACCGGTAGCTAGGGGGCTACTTCCAGGCCTTCCAGCTAGTTATTCATCATCCTTTATGGGTATGAACTTATTTTATCCTAGCTGGGCTCCTTCATACAAAACAAGAGGTGGTATAATTTCAATGTTATTTTACGGTTCCCTTTATATATTTGTCTTGTTTTTGATTCTTATGGTTATACATTTCACGGCATATCCTATATTCTCTTTTTCGCCAGATGATAACGGATTTATCTATATTCCTACAGTCTCCGACCAACAAACCGCATACGTCAAGACCCCCGCTATATCAGATCTAAGTGCCAACTTTTTGAATGTTCCCGCATGTACTTATACTATTAGCACGGATATATACTTGAGCGGGGATTTTCAAGCATCATCTGTTCCCCGCGTGATTCTTTATAGGTCGGCTTCAGGGAAAGTGTCTCCGCCTTCTACGGATACGAAGAACAATCTCCTAACCCGGTTTCCAGATACAAACTTATTAGTCTGGCTAGATTCCATAAAAAATGACCTATACGTGAGCATAGTAACAACGAGTGATGGGACAGCCGCTACGAGCCTCTTAGAGACAACACCTGCTGTAGAAAACGTTCCTATAAGAAAGGTATTCCGCCTTTCTGTCGTGTTCACTCAACAGTTTGTAGAAGTCTATATCAATGGGAACTTAGAAAAATCAATGGCTGTTAAAAAACCTCCTAAAACTGTTGCAGATAGATCGTCCTTTTTCCCTGTAATATCAAGTATAGGGCCAAATGTTGTCATTTCTAATCTCGCATTTTGGCCGAGGGCGTTATCGGCACGTGAAGTTCGCGCATATGGGAAGCCTCTAACAAATGAAACATTTTACTCCAGGCCCGCTAGATAATCGAAGGTGATTTTGTGAACTAAGATAAACATCTAAAAGTTAAGCACAAAGTGCTTAACTTTTAGTTTTAATGGTACATAAGTAGAAATGGACATACAGTCCTGGGTAGCTGCAAATATGGGCATAGAAGCACGGACGGTGTTGATCATTAGTATTATATTTGTTATTATTTTAATATTTTATTACAGCCCCGCCTATACTCCGAAGCTTCTCGTAAGCGCAGAGGGGCCCTTTGCATTGACATCGAATAACTCGATTGTTTCAGAACAAAAAACCCTGCCATATTATTCAGAGTCGAATGGCAGTTTTTCTGCGTTTATATATCTGAGCCCAATGAATCGCACCGGCGCCTATGCTGCGTGCGGGACAAATCCAAATCAAGCATCTTGTAGCGATGGAACATTCGCCCCGTGCCCGTGTGATGCGTCTACAAATGATTGCTCGGTATGCCAGCATGTAGGCTATAATAGTGTATTCAGTATATCAGGGATTGTTGGCCTGGAAGTATTAAATGCCCCGGACGCAAGTCGTCAAGGAAAGGCTATGGCCCAGCTTACGATTAAATCAGAGGGCCAATCGTTGTCGAGCGGCTCAACTAACTCGCAGAAATACATTGAAACTCTTACGCTACCACCCATACCACTACAAAAATGGGTTATGGTTTCTATTGCGCGTGAAGGTCGCCGATTTGACGTGTATTATAATGACGGTATGGTTCTCTCGCAGAAAACTATGTTTATGCCTATATCAAATACGTCTAAATCTAATATGAGTGGGGTTACTTCCGGTTCTACAGGACTGGTGGGCCAGTTAGCTATGGCGAACATATATAACTATCGTCTGAGCAGCCAAGATGTAGCTGCAAAATATAAAGAGTTTGCCGACACACGCGGGCGCCCCTATGTAAACTCCGCCGCGAATCCTACTTCAGTATCTGACGCTGCAGGCTTGAATCCCAGGTTTTTGTCTGGGATATCGCTCTCTTCTTTTATACCCTCTTTCAACCTATGCCCCCCTGGTGGGTGTCTAGCTCCCCCAACTGTTCGCCCCGCATCGCCATTATATGATTGGTCTTCTTCCTATGCTTAAATTTGGCAGGCATCGTTAGAATGGAAGGCTATAACGGAAGAAATCAGTCGCCTTCAAACTCGACGTCAGCACCGTCCCCGTTTGGATTAGGCACCATAATATTGTTGGTTTTAGGAATGGTCGCAATATATTATTTGTATCGGTTTTTATACACATCGGCTGATAATAATACGATTGTTTTATCGGGTGGTAAACGCTCGGCAGATAGTTCGCCTGAGAAACTCCCGACTATCCCGACTCCATATGAGGGCGGTGAGTATTCGTTCAATACGTGGATTTATATAAGTAGTTTTAACAAAAATAGAAATGCGCGGAAACATATTTTTGAGCTGCGGGGTAGATATTTTTCCACGCTTGTGGTGGCTCTTGGCGCATTTAACAACACATTAGTGGTTCGGACACATACAAAGGATGCCGGCGCGGAAGGGTTTCAAGCAATGGGAGTCACCATCCCTAAGCTTCCCCTACTTTCTGATACAAAAGAGGGTTTCCAATCTACTGCCGGTTCTGGTTCTGGACCAACCACTATGACTACCGCTACCGCTACCACGACAAGCACTCCCAAATCCTCGGAAAAGCCTGGAGATCTATCGGCAGAAATTATTAAGTCGTTTTTTAAGCCGTTCGCGGTGGATGACTCCTTGCTCGTTGAGGGGTTTACGACGCCCGCTGTATGTGATCTTCCCGAGGTCGATATGCAGCGTTGGACAATGATTAGCGTAGTGTTGACTGGGCGCACAATCGATGTATATCTTGACGGCAAACTCAGTCGTTCTTGTATGTCCTCGTCGTATTATAAGGTGGATCCTACGGGGGTAACACCCGTGCTAACGGATCATGGTGGGTTTGATGGTTATATGGGCAGGACTGAAGTAGCAAACTATGCTATGAACCCCGATGAGATTTATCGTACGTATCTATCGGGGCCCGACGGACCGCCTAGCCTCGATATCATTGGGTGGATCGGCTCTCTTTTCAAAGGATCTACTTAACGTGTTGTGTAGTAATACAGGCTAGTTTAAGAACCCCCAGTGAGGGTTCTTAAACTAGGAACATGACGTTGGAGTATTTTGGCATATCACGTTAGAGAGAGAATGTCAGAAGTAGGCCCTCAAATATCACTAACACCTTCAGGGGCGTCCGGCCAAATTGTGAGCGGGCTTTTAGCCACTGTAACAATTTTCATAGTATTATTCACAGTTGAGCTTTTATATGTCACTACAACTGATGCGCGAAATCGTTTCCAAACTTTGCTAGACTATACTGCTGGCGCAGAGGATATGAGCCTCATAATACATCAAGATGCATCTAAATACAATGACGCGAAGCCGATTGGCCTTTCTATGAATGAGCGCACTGGTATTGAGTTTGGATATTCATTTTATATATTTATTAATCCGGCAACATTTACAGGCTCAACCTCTTTTAAACACGTATTTCACAAGGGTTATGCGAGCCCCTGGCCTCTCATGGCCCCTGGTGTTTTCCTACACGGTGATGTGAATACCATGAGGGTTGTCATGAATACCTATAAGAATCCATACACATATGCCGATGTGAAGAATATTCCCGTTCAAAAGTGGTGTCACGTGGTATTGAACAGCTACAAAAGTGGCCTCGATATTTTTGTAAATGGAAATCTGGCAAACCGTATTAACTTTAAGGATACCCTGCCCTATCAAAACTTCCAAGATGTTATCATTTTTTCGAATACCAATAATAACACACTGCGTGGATCTGTGATTCCTTCATTAAATGGTGAGGATTTTATACTTGAAGGATCGTTCAAGGGTTATTTATCGAATATGGTGTATGCCCGGTATGCTCTCTCTATGACTGAGATCCAGAGGCTAATGGAGGCCGGCCCGTCGTCGAAGCTAAGACAGAAGAATATGGATAAACCTCCGTATTTGGGGGATGATTGGTGGGCACACAGCGCTTGAAGGACCGCCATGACAAGACGGCCTGTATTTCGCGTTGCTTCATAGCGGCCGCCACAAGACGGCCTGTATTTCGCGTTGCTTCATAGCGGCCGCCACAAGACGGCCTAAGTATATTCTCTTCTATCCCAGTAAGGATTCAGAAGAGACTATGGCGGGTGGAGGTCTATATGCTCTTGTTGCGTATGGAACACAAAATGTTCTACTGAGCGGCAACCCTCAAATGACATATTTTTATAAGGCTTTCAAGCGTTATTCGCATTTTGCGATGGAGAGTATTACGATCCCTCTAGAGGGGCCGAATGAGCTTTCATACGACCAGCCCATACAACTCCGGGCAAAAATACCCCGCTACGGTGATCTGTTATCCGACCTCGTGTTCACTTTCACTATTCCGGATATTTATAGCAAATATCTACCACCTCAACCCCCCCCTCCTACCGGCAACGGTCGCACTAGTCAGTGGGAGTTCCAATGGGTCCGGTATTTAGGGGCGGCAGTTATCCAGAATGCAGCATTCTTTGTAGGTGGACAGAAAATCCAGGAGTTCGACGGATCTTATCTTCTAAGCCGCGCTCTCCTTGATGTTGACCAAGATGCTTTCGTGAAATGGAAACACCTCGTGGGTGACACTTCTGAGCTTACAGATCCCGCATTGGGTTCATATGCCGGTGGCAGATCTAATACAGGGTATCCCTCGGTAATAACGAATCCTGCTACGACAACTCAGCTAAACCGCCCCTCCATTTTCGGTCGCGATATTCACGTCCCCCTCTCTTTCTGGTTTACAGAGGCCCCTTCACAGGCCCTACCCCTCATAGGCCTTCAGTATCACGAATGTGAGGTCCAGCTTACGCTTAACCCTATTGCTAGCCTTTATACTGTCCAGGATATATCTGGTTACCGCGTGAGTCCCAACTATAAGATGAGCTCCACCGCCGCCCAGCTGGCATCAAATACACCGAACTATGCCGCATCGAGTGATACAAATATGCAAATCCGTTATTTCCTTACGGATATTGGCGTAACCCCGCCCGCCCTGAATACATGGTTTTTTAACCCTGTTATCCAAGGGACATTCATATACCTTCCAACAGAGGAGCAGCAGATTTTTGCCACGAGGCCTTTGAGCTATATGATTCCACAAGTTACATCCTATCCCTTTCCAGGTCAATATACACGCCAAGTCCTGGATATACAGGCGCACAATCCGCTTACACGTCTTATTTTCATTCAACGTCGATCGGATGCCGTGTGTCGTAATGATTTCGCTAACTTTACGAACTGGTTCACATACCCATACGCCCCCTTTTCACCCACGCCGAATATCATATCCGCGCTACAACAAGGATCGACGTCTGGACTTCTTATACCGAACTCGCAACAAGATATGATTCGCTCAATACGCGTTCTCTGTGATGGTAACGAAATCCAGGAGAAGAAAAATGCCGACTACTATGTGTGGCTCTCGACATATCGGTATACACGCGGTATAGGGCAGGACGGACTGCCTATTTATTCTTTTCAGCTTGCGCAGAGTCCAACGCAGGCATCTGGCTCTATCAATGCGAGTCGCATTAGAAACTTCCAAATAGATTTGGATGTATATCCTCTTCCAACTGCAACAACGTATACATACGATGTTACCATCTACGTGGAAAATCTCAACTGGTTTGAGGTGGTTTCGGGTATGGGCGGCCTTAAATATGCCCTGTGAGGGGCGCCCTATTTCTTATCACCCTTTTTGCGTGTTTCACCCCTTTTATCGCGCAAACGGATCTCAGGATAGCCACTCTTTTTTGTTAGATTCAGCGAACAGAGTTGGGGAAACATCGCCACGAGCTTCTTGGCGCCGGCGGCGACAGTCTCCATTGTGCGGAACTCCTGGTTACCACCCTTCTCCGTATAATACGCAGTTTTGGGGGCTACATTACGCAGACGAACAACCGCCCCGTCGCGTAGATAGAAGCGTATGCTTCTCTCGTAATCTTCTTTGTCCATTTCGAGTTCGAGCTTCACTCCTTTGGGACCCTTGGTCCCGGGATTGAAACATCCATTGAAAGTTCCGATTACAAATCTCAAATCGGTAGTGTGTTCGTTTTTCATGAAATAACCATTTGCCGCAGGATATATGCCCCAGAGTGAGCAGTTCGCCTTCTTACACGCATCGAATCCACGCTGTATAACAGCCTTCAAGTTTTTCAGCTTTGTCTCATTGCGCTTCGCGGAAGGGCTCCATTCTATGAACCCCGATACATCATCATCCATCTCTACTAGCGGCTTTCCTACAGGAAAATAGTCCGATATGAAGTTTCTCTGGGGGCCGATTTTAGGGACACCCACTACGATTTTATTATATGTTTTTGGTTCTAGAATATTTTTATAATCTCCCTCTTCATCCTTATTTGCCACGAATACGAAAATACGCCGTGGTTCTATGCCATACTCTTGAAGAACTTTAAGGGATTTATCACGGAGTGTTTCTGCTCGTTTATAGGAGGGGATGGCAATCACGTAATCTGCTGATCCTGCTTTTCTGGTTTTCATTGCGCTCTATCTAGTATGACTAAAAAAACTAGTTGAGATATAGGAATGGCCAGCGTATTATCTTCACTAGGCCTTACGACTGCGCCACCACCACCTGCTTCGGAATATATAGATCAAAAGGCCGAGGTAGTCAATCTTGCAGACGCAAAGGCGCAGCTTGCAAGTACAACGAGTAGTATTAATCTTGCGCTAAGTACGGCAAAGCTTGTTGGAGTAGATCCAAGCTATACAAAAACGTTAGATGCCCTGAACGAGGAAGCTTCCAATATACAAGTAAGCAACTTAACCTCCGCGCAACTGGCGGCTAAGGGCGAGAGTCTGAATAAAAAACTCGAAGTAGCACAAGCAACTCAAGATTCTATTCGGAAACAACAAGTTATCGATGATTTCACGGCTGTAGCGGCTGACATAAATAGAATGCTTAGGGCTGTAAAGGCGGATAAAACAGTTCCAGCGGAAAATATAAAACAGTATGAAGAACTTGATAAAACAGCTAAAGAAGCTTTGGCAGCTATAAAGGGACCTCCTCCTCCCAAGGGATCAGAAGCTCCAAAATATCCTACATCAGATGAACTACGTTCGTCGCTCGATGATTTAAATACTGCATTAGAGGCCGCGCAAAATAAAGTATTCAACTGGGAACGATTTTGGAAAAATGTCTTTAAAAAACTTATGTATTTTATGACATTCGTTGCTGTAGTATGTGGGGCTTTACTTGGAGGAATAGTAATGTCTAATACTTATGCGGAAGATCATTTTTGGGGGATAAAACTATTTTATTTTGTGTATGGCGCCGTGTTTTTCCCTATTTCGTTAGTATATGGGGCAGTTAAAACGCCATTTTGGGTTTCCACATTTATTCCAATAATATCAAGCGTGCCTTATGATCCAGCGAAAGATTTACCAAAAGCGGCTGCTCCCACTGCTCCTGCGGCTCCTGCTACTCCTGCGGCTCCTGCTGCTCCTGCTGCTCCTGCTGCTCCTGCGGCTCCTACCAATATTCTTAATACAATGCTTTCTGGAAATATTTTAGATCGCTTGAAGGGTATTCCGAAAGTAACTCTTGGAGGTGGTGAATTTGAATATGATCAAGAGGAAGAGGAAGGCGGAGAATTTGAATATGACCAAGAGGAAGGCGGAGAGTTTGAATATGATCAAGAGGGTGGGTTTAGTATGCCCTCATTATCTGGTTTTCTAGATAAAGCAAAGGGTGCGGCATCTAGCTTAGGAACTACAGCAAAAGGAGCGGCGTCTACATTAACAGGTAAAGCAAAAGGAGCGGCGTCTACATTAACAGGTAAAGCAAAAGGGGCGGCGTCTAGCTTAGGAACTACAGCAAAAGGGGCGGCATCTTTCCTTGTAGATAAAGCAAAAGGAGCAGGATCTGGCTTAGGAACTACAGCAAAGGGAGCGGCATCTTTCCTTGTAGATAAAGCAAAAGGAGCAGGATCTGGCTTAGGAACAATAGCAAAAGGGGCGGCATCTAGCTTAGGAACAATAGCAAAAGGGGCGGCATCTAGCTTAGGAACTATAGCAAAAGGGGCGGCATCTAGATTAGCAGATAAAGCGAAAGGGGCGTCACCTATGCTGCTAGATAAAGCAAAGGGCGCCGCATCTTCGATAATAAATAAGCCAAAGCCTCCTGTAGCTGGCTCCGCACAATCACCGCCGCCCGCGCCGTTAACGATTCCCACGCAACCCCCTCCTCCAAAATCTGCTGGTGGGTTTTTCTCATATACGCCTGTAAATCATTCAAACCCTACAGAGGCGGAGATTTCAAGTCGGACTCGTCTGAAAGTGATGTCGATTACAAATTTAATAGTGTTGGTAATATCAGCTGTGTATTATGGTGTAGATATACTTGTTCTGAAAAATCGGGTCTAAAACATGTGGCACATATTATACTAGAATGTCGAGGCAGCAACCACCCGCAAAATCAAAGAACGAAGCGGTAAATTTTCCATTTATTTCTGTTATCACCCCTACTTATAATCGCCGGCGGTTTATCCCGCACTTGATCGCCTGCTACAAGCATCAGGAGTATCCCGCGCATCGCATGGAATGGATCGTGTTCGATGACGGCTCCGATCCCGTAGGAGATCTCTTCAAGGATCTCAATATTCCGAACTTTCGCTATATTTACGAGCCAGAGAAACAGACCATAGGCGCAAAGAGGAATCGTCTGAATAACGAGGCATGTGGAGATATTATTGTAGCGATGGATGACGACGACTACTATCCTCCTGAGCGCGTAAGCACAGTTGTAAAGGCATTCAAACAGCATCCGAAGATTGAGCTCGCGGGTGCCTCGGAAGTTTACATGTATTATTCGGACAACGAGGAAGTCTATAAGCTCGGACCCTATAACCAGAATCACGCCACAAACGGAACGATGGCGTGGAGGCGCTCCTACGCACTTACCCATGTATACGATGAAACCGTGACACATGCCGAAGAAAAATCTTTCTTAGATGAATATACTCATCCGATGATTCAACTACCTCCTATGAAAGTGATGCTGGTAATGAGCCACTCAGAAAATACTTTCGATAAGCGAAAAATGCGCGAAAATCCGAATCCGCTCGTGAAAAAAACTTCCATGAAACTCCGTGATTTTATTCGTCAAAAACCTCTGCGTGATTTTTTCAAGAATGCATAGTGTCTTCTTTGCTCAAAATAAGCATCCCCCTTACGGGCTGCTTAAGTTAGGCACAACACAGTGGGCTTTAAGAAACCCTCTTATTCCTCAACAGAAATGACATACTATACGAACTACAACCTACGTGTATTCAATCTTATGGGAGACATTTATAAGAATGCTCTCACTGAGGAGGCGCCATGTGTTGATGTCCCTCCAAATAGTCTCAAGGTTACGCTCCGCTCACATCAGCAGGCTGCCTTATATGCCATGGAGACAAAAGAACGCCAGCTCCTGAATGGCATGGACTGTTCTGGCGAGACGTTGTATTCATCGTATGGAGTGCTGGGTGACTCAGTAGGCGTGGGGAAATCGCTGATGGTTCTTGGACATATTGCGCGTCTAGCAGCGATTCCACGGCTAAATGGGGTCGCCAGTATGGGGAAAGATAGTAGCAATAAAGTATTCAGTATTAAATACAATGAGTTCTCAGATCTGAGCGAGGCGAATGCGCTTGTTATTGTTCCGCATACTCTTTTTCGTCAATGGGCAGACTACATTAAGAAACAGACAAATCTGAAGGGCATGCTTCTGGATAAAAAGAAGTGTATTGAGAATGAGAACTTCAAGCGCGATATTATGGCAGCAGACGTTGTTCTTGTGAGTAATACCCTCTATAAAGATTTCAGTAAGTGGCAAAATGAAAATAGTATTCGGTGGAGGCGCGTCTTTATAGATGAGGCCGATACAATTCATTTAGTGAACGGTTATCCGCGACCCGATGCGCGTTTTACATGGTTTGTAACGGCCTCGTGGATGAATATATTATTTCCTAATGAGACACTTTGTATTCAGAAAACAACGGTCATACAACACATTTTTTCAGAACACGCGCAGTTCGCCTTTCTTAAACCACATTTCGATGAAGTATATCGCTCTATTCGGCCATATGATTACATGCGGTTTTCCATGACTTCGCATAACTTCTTCAGGGATTTTGTCAACTCGCAGCACCGACTGCGTGGGAATCTCGTGCTTCGTTGTTCGGATAGCTTTATCCAGAACTCCATTTCCTTGCCACCGCTTTATAGAACAAATATCGAGTGCAGGACGCCTTTGACGCAGTATATTGTTTCACAGGCGATTCCTGCAGAAGTGCAGCAGCTGCTACATGGGGGTGATATCACAGGGGCCATGAATGCTCTAGGTATGAAGTCAGAGGATACCACGAGTCTGATTGATGCGGTAACGAAGAATCTTAAGAAGGAACTGCTAAAGCTGAAGGCTACATATGAATATAAGGCTGGCTTGGAATATCATACGCCGCAGGCAAAGGAAACCGCCCTGAAAGCTCTACAAGACAAGATTAAACAGAAAGATGATGCGATCAAAGGGATTCAAGAACGCATTGAGGGTTATAAACAGGAGATCTGTCCGATATGCTACGATGAGCCCGCGGAAGCTGTTATCACACCGTGCTGTTCGCGCATTTTTTGCGGCCAGTGTATTCTGAACTGTCTTACTCGCAATGCTTCGTGCCCCATGTGTCGCACAACGATTCAGATGAAGCAGCTTACGAAAGTGATAAGTGAAAAAGAGGAAACGACGATTGTTGATGGAGGGACGCCCGAAGATCTGCTGGAAAAGAAGCCTGAGACGCTTATTCGCTTGTTTAAGGAAAACCCCGAGGGGCGTTTCCTGGTATTCAGTCGCTACGATAATCCTTTCACTGCTATGGAGTCTAGCATCGAGTCGCTCGGCGTGAAGGTCAAGCAGCTAAAGGGGAACAAGGATGCTATTGCGGCCACGCTGCGTGCATTTCAGACTGGTGATCTACGTTGCCTCTTGTTGAACTCGCATTATGCGGGAGCGGGGCTGAATATAACGGCGGCGACACATGTGGTTCTGTTCCACGCGATGACACACGAAGAAGAGAAACAGATTTTGGGACGGGCATATCGTATGGGTAGGACGGAGCCCCTACATTTTATCCGGCTGTTACACTCGGATGAGATGCCGACAACGAACTAACGTTCGTTTACCAGCATCATGGCTTAGCGCCGAGATGCCGACAACGAACTAACGTTCGTTTGCCAGCATCATGGCTTACCCTTCGGGTTCGCCGAAATGCCAACGACAAACTAAAGTTTGTCTTTTGGCATTAGTGCTTCGTCCTTCGGACTGCGCGAAATGCCGACCACCAACTAATATTGATGCCCGGCAGCACTTGGCGAAAAATTGAGCCTCGGCCTCCACATATCATTATCAATATGAACGATTTCAGACCAGGGGATACTGTTGGTATACGTGGATGGGATAAGAAGCGCGACCTAATCATATACGGCCCGATAACTATTCATAAACGACCTGATAATCCATATGACCAGCATATGTGGGAATTCACGGACCACCCGTCCACGATTGTGGAATGCGAGCTATTTCATTGGTGGCGTCTGAACCTACGTATCGGCGCGCAGGTGCCCGCGCCACCCCCTGCTGGTCCATGGCGTGAAATGGAGCGCGTTATAAAAGAGATTCCCGACGCATTGGAGGGTATCTGGGCAAGAAAAGTATGGGATAAATGTGTGAATCTCCCCTTCTTATATGGACCTGGCGGCATTTTCGCCAAACATTTCCCCCGCGTTGTAGATCCAGAGAGACAAACTTCACGCGCATGGCGTTAAGACTGTTGAATATTCTTATTGAATTGCTCCAAGCTCACTGCTTCATAACGCCGAACTTTATCCGGTCGCAGAGTTCCACTTTGGATTTCCGCGAACGCATACATCGGCGCCAACCGCACAGGTATATCACGCGACTCTGCGATTTCACACAGGAGTTTCCAGGCATTAAACATGGCCGACTGTTTTGTCAGAACCGGTGTATAACGAAAATCATCGGCCGTAAGCTGCGTGCCCCCCGCAGGTATAGCAGCCTCTTGTGCCAGCCGCAAGCTAATAATCTTCAGTTTCAGCTTTAAAGATAACGGGAGAATCGTCCAGCATTGGTAAAAAAACGCCCAGAAATCTCCCTGGTCTGATACTTTGTAGGCGTTGAAGAGACTAAGATACATATTCCATGCCTCGTGCGTATTACCCTTTGAAGCCTCTATGCGTTCCGGTATATTTTCCAGGCTAATAAGACTCGCAAGATTACCTTCATTGTTCTCAATATCAAAATCTACCATCGGATCCCATTCTCCCCATAGAGTCCACCAGGCAACCGGCATAACACCATCTGGAATGTCTGTATTCTGCTCCGGATGTTCCAGACCCGACATCTGGCGCTGTAGCATGCGAAGGTCTCCATTGAAACTCTCGGGTGGATCTTTCCCTAGCCACTCACGAATACGATCTGTTGCAACTGGCTCCACTTTGAATGTGAGGCAAAGTTTTGCTATTTGCTGTAGGGTGCGTGTATCGAGGGAGTTGCTGATGAGAACTAGCGGGCGACCATCTTTAGCCTCTTTTGATTTAAGATATGCGTGTAGCTCATTGAGGCCACCGCGCTCTCCATTGCTTAGACCATCGATCTCATCCAATAGAACACCTATACCGCCTTTCTTTCCAGATTCAATCATCTGGACAATCCCCCCCTCGCGAAGAAGAGGAAGGATCGTCTTACGAAAAGAAGTTCCAGAGCGGGTATGGCTGGCATTGAACTCTACCGTTTTCAAGCCAGCTGCACTGAACACGCGATGCGCAAGAGTTGTTTTCCCAATACCAGGTGGCCCGAGAAGAAGAACTGCCGGTTGTTTCCTGTTTTCCAGCCATTCACTGATTTTCTGCTCAATAGATGGGTGGAGATTTATGGTAGGGGTCTTTACCATCTATGATGATGAAGGAGGAAGCTTTAAGAGGAAGATTTGTTGGGAACGGGGGGGTCTACTTGCATACACACGGCGCCGTCCCAGACGCCCTCCCATGTCACTTTCTTGAGCTTGGCTTGATCACATAGACGGGCAATTCTGTCGGCACCAGATGTATTCAGAAACAGATGGAACAGGTATTTCTCGTCCGTTTGTGTCGCACTCGACCACACAGACATTCCACCGGCCTTTGCGACACCGATAGTATCAACACATACCTGTTCCCCATTGATTTCGTAGAGGGTTAGAAAGTCGGGACAATAGTTTATAACAGGCGGCCACGAGCCAGTCGGTATAATCTGCGAGCCGGGTGCTGGAAACCATCTCATCCCGAAGTAAACACTCGCCAGAAGAAGGCCAAAGAACATAATGCCTGCTATGATCTCTTGGCCACTGGAGTAAAAATAGAATGTGCCGCCTGTTATCCCTATACAACTTATGAACACGTATAACCAGAACGAATAGTTCATCTCTATCGGGTGTTGATATTAGTCGCGTGTTAAACAATTCAATACTTCTTTGAAGGATTGAATTGTTTTTGTTGAACTATAAAAATTATTTTGACTCCAGGTTGAAAAGGCAGGATGCCTTTTAACGGCCATAGCGCGCCACGGGCGCAGGCTGGCCGTTGCCCTCGAAGCCCAGCTCGATGTAGCCGGTGAAGTAGTCCTGGCCCACCGCACCCGCCGCCGTGCCCGCCGCACCGCCCACACCGAAGGTGGACAGTGTGGAGTTAGAGCCGGCCGTGCCCGTGGTCACCAGCTGCACCTTGCGGAAGGTGCGCAGAGAGGACACCACCGTGCGGCCCATGTCCTTCAGGAGGCCCGCGCCGGCCTGGATGGAGGACAGGGACTTGCCCGCACCGAAGTAGGCCCAGGACGCCGTAGAGAAAGAGCCGCCCAGCACGCCCGTGTTGCCCGAAGGCTCACCCGTGCGCCCGTACACCAGCCCAGTCAGGGACGCAACCGGGATAAAAAAGCCAGCGTCGTTGTCGTGCTGCTTAAAACCAGAGGCGCTCATTTGTATATCCCGGATTTAGAAATAATTTTGGCAGTTGGATGGGTTGCCGGTAGGCTGAGGTTGCCGGTAGGCTGAAGTTTCCTGTGCCGTGGTACTAGAGATGGCCGATAGAGGAGTCGCCCCGCCGGATTTCATTCTTCCTCAAACAGCGAATGCGCCTGCCGGACAAAATGGACGCGTGGCCTTTAGTGGAACGGACTTCTCGGATAGGAATGCCGGCCTTCCCGGATTTGCTACACAGACAGGTGTCGAGGCCGATTTTCAGACAGATATGCTCCGGGGGAACTGGGAAGTGACGCCGGTGAGCACCGCATTCTTTTCCGTAGATAATGCGAAGCGCCTGCAGCATATGATCCGTAAGGGCGTATACGACCGGAGCCAGCCGAAGGGCTACGTTATCGATGATCAGTCTAGCGACGAGTTGAAAATTATCATGCGCGCCATATATTATCAATATGCCCGGAATATAGCCGCCGATATCAAATCACAGGTGGACGATTTGAACCGTAAGGTTGTGGACTGGTCTGTGCCTCATATACTCTCCGCCGTAGATCACTACTTTTACTACCTCAAGGACATCAGCCAGCTGCCGGTGCCTCTTGCGCAACCGCAGCATTTGAGCCGTGCCGGAACAAAATCTCTGCCGATGAACCCGTTCATGTAAGCCAGGGCCAAGGCCGTGGCTTAGCTGCCTAACTTCCGACTTACTGTCGGAAGTTTCATGTAAGAGGCGCGGCAAATCCCTTTTGAGCTGCTCACCACCCTCAATAGGATGATATTCGGCAAGGCCCAGGTCAACGGTCGGGGAAGAAACCCACCGTCGACAGAGGACCGGATATGTTACAGAAATCTCATGGAACAGTGTGATTTATTCGCAGTGTTTGATGGACATTCGGGTGCCGGTGTTGTTCGCTACACCGTGGAGTATCTTCCCCACCGGATTGAGGAGGCCCTCAAATCTGCCGGACCGGATATTCTCAAAAATGTAAAGAGCATCCGGGAAATTCTGAAGCGGGTGTTTATTGAACACGATAAAGATTTGGCGAAGAACTTTGACAAAATCGGTGATTCCGGATCTACGGCGACCGTAGCTATTGTGACCCCCACACACGTTATCGTTGCCTATATCGGGGATTCCCCGTGCTTCCTTATGGATCCCGCCACAGGCCTGATTCTTCCGGGTGGCGAGATGGGGAAACACGAACCGACTCTCGCCGCCGAAAACGCCCGGATTAAGCGTGCCGGTGGCACCGTTGAGATCGATGAAATGGGTGTGGCTCGGGTGGATGGCCTGATGGTTAGCCGCGCATTTGGAGATTTCAGTTTGAAGTATCAAGACATGTCGAGGCCTCCGTATGGGTCAGATTGGACCGAAATGAAAGTTACAGCCCACCCGGATATTGTTGTATGGGACCGACCTAACTCAGGACTTTTGGCACTGATGTCGGATGGACTCGTAGAGACGGAAACAACGACACTGAAACCTCTGCCGCAAGTAGCGGCCGAAGTTTTCAAGGCTCTAAAGGATAATAGAATGGATCTGCCGAGGACTGCGGGGGCGGCTGTGAAAGCACATGTTATGGAATCGATCAAGGCATCTGGTGGTGGGAGTTATGATGGCGATGACCTTTCTATTATGCTGGTCGACGTGGGGCGGGCGGCGGTTGTTTCCACCACACAGACAGGAGGAGTGGCACAAGTAAAACAGGCGGTTGCCGTGATGACAGCGAAGCCGAAATCTCGGAAAATGAAGGGGAATAAGAAGGCAAAGACTATGAAGACGAACCGGATTATCAAAATGTTCACCGTAAACTGAGGTCTAAAGCTGGGGCGAGACTATAGGATAGGAGCCGCGATCTATAGTTTATGGTTTGCGGCTCCTGTGACTCAGTTGGTAGAGTGTGGTGCTTATACGGTTATTGTATACTTATGGCACGCCAAAGTCGCGGGTTCGAGCCCCGCCAGGAGCATTTTTTCGTGCGGCTTTTAGATGCACGAAAAAATGGTCGAATATGATATGGAGATTGTACCAACCATATTTGGCATATGACTTTACGAGATTCTATAGTTGTCCACCCTGGGTTTGATAATAAAAAAATAAATAATAAACAAGAGAAATGGAATACAGATTAAAGCAACGGCCCACATAGGAAATCCGTCGTCTGAGGGGCTATTTTGCCCCCCCTGTTCCCTATTTCGCGTATTCCCTGTACTTATTACTTGAACATTCGGGCCAAAAAATGACTCGCGCCGCCTGGTGAGATAAAAGAGTAGTGTACATGCCAAAATATACAGAGGCACTACGGGGAAGTAGGTCTCGGGCTCTACTAAAAGCCCATCGTCATCGATGTGCTTCAGAATGGTGGAATCCTCCTTGCGGAGAATCGTATCCGCGATGCTCTCCAGCGCAGCAAGAGCCGCCTTTGCAGCGAGCACGGCCCGCTGATGCTCCTCCACCGCCGCTGCCTTGACGCGGTCCATGCGCAGCCGCAGCAGATAGTCATACGCATCCACGTTCGTCGCAGCGCGATCCGCAGAAAGCGCCGGCAGCTCGTGCGCAATCATTGCCGCCACGATATCCTCGTCGGACGCACGACGCAAGTCAATGGTGCCGTCGAGCACTGCCTGGAGGAAGCGTGCCTTTGCATCCGCCTCGATAGCCTCCCGTCGCAGCCGCTCAATCTCCGCGGCCCTTCGTGCCTCATATGCAGCCAGGCGCGGCCCATAATACGCCTCCAGGATGTCGCCAACACAGCCATACTTGACGATCTTTGACTCGGAGTCAAAGGCCACCATGTTTGTCGTGCGCCACGTGCTCGTCAGCTTGAACCGCTTCTCGAACTCCACAGGGTTGGCGCGGATGTCGTCGTAGTAGTCGCCGTCCAACTCCAGATTGAACTTCACGTCGATGTGTGTATAGAGATCCTCAAAGTTCTTCAGCACCGGCTTCCCGTCCTCCGTCTTGGACGCATCCGCCTTGCCGCTGTCCGAGCCACCACCGACCTTGGCCCCAGCTGTAGCGCCGGCCACGCACATCTCATCCAGGAATGCCTTATAATCCGATGTCCACGTCCCCACCGGCAGCTCCGTGATTGTGATCACCTTCTTCTCATCATCGAACGTATAGAGACCCTTTGTCTGCCAGACACCGTCGGAGACCAGCTGCACCGGCCC